AGCTAGCACTTGGTGGTGCTCGCCCATCTCTTTTCCAAGTAAGATTTACAAATCCAGCCACATCGGAAGCCGATGCAGTCGTACCATTCATGGTTAAGGCTGCTCAGATCCCAGCTTCAACGATTGCTCCTATTGAAGTCTTCTACTTTGGTCGTCCAATTAAGTTGGCAGGTCAAAGAGTATTTGATAACTGGACAGTAACAGTTATTAACGACGAAGATTTCAAGGTCAGAAAGGCATTGGAAACGTGGTCTTATAACATCAACTCTTACTCTGGTAACGTCCGCGAGTTTGGTACAGCAGCTCCATCCGAGTACAAGGGTCGTGCAGAAGTTATCCAGTATAGTAAGACCGGTGAAGAACTACGCACATATGTCTTCGAAGGTATCTTCCCAATTGCTCTAGGTCCAATTGAGCTATCATGGGAAAATGGTAACGCTATCGAAGAGTTCCAGTGTGAGTTTGCTCTAGATTACTGGACTGTCCCAGCTGACGGTCAAGAGTAATAAGGGATAAAGAGGGCCGCTAAATATAAGCGGCCCTCCTACTCTCTACTAGAGGTTATATAATATGGAATTATTTGGTTTTGAGATTAAAAAGAAACAGGAAGAGATGCCACAAGTAGTGGCAGTTACTCAACCTTCCTTTGTTCCTCCAGTAAATGACGACGGTGCAGTCATCGTATCAGGCGGTGGCGTTGTTGGTACCTATGTTGATCTAGAAGGTACAGCTAGAACAGAAGCTGAGCTTATTACTCGCTACCGTCAACTATCACTCCAACCGGAAATTGAAACTGCTGTAGAAGAAATTGTAGGTGAGATGATCTCCTATGATTCAAACCAAGAGCAGGTCAATATTAATTTGGATGACCTAGAGTTTTCCAAATCTCTTAAAGATAAAATCTCTGATGAGTTTGATGAAGTAAAGAAACTTCTTGACTTCTCCTCATCTGGTTTTGATATTATCAGACGTTGGTATGTTGATGGTAGATTATACTATCATGTAATTATTGATGTTAATAATCCACAAGATGGTATCAAAGAGCTTCGCTATATTGATCCAAGAAAGATCAGAAAGATCAGAGAAATCAAGAAAGAGAAGGGCAAGACTGTTACTGTACAGAATGAATATTACATGTACAATGATAAAGGCTTCCAGGCTAAGGAAGTCACTTCATCAACAAACGGTCTAAGAATTGCCAAAGATTCAGTTGTTCTAGTATCATCAGGCTTACTAGACGAAAACAATTCATACGTTCTATCATATCTTCATAAGGCTATCAAGCCTATGAACCAGCTACGTATGCTAGAGGATGCTTCTGTTATCTATAGACTAACAAGAGCACCAGAAAGAAGAGTATTCTATATTGATGTTGGCAACCTTCCAAAGATGAAGGCAGAACAGTATCTTGCCGATATGATGCAGCGTCATAAAAACAGACTAGTGTATGATGCCACAACTGGTGAAGTCAGAGACGATAGAAAGTTTATGACAATGACAGAAGATTTCTGGATCCCACGCCGTGAAGGTGGTAAGGGTACAGAAATTACAACTCTGCCACCAGGTGCAAACTTAGGTCAGATGGAAGATGTCCTGTACTTCCAAAAGAGATTATATCAGTCATTGCATGTTCCTGTAACAAGATTAAATTCAGAGCAAGGTTTCAGTTTAGGTAGATCATCAGAAATTACAAGAGAAGAACTACGCTTCTCCAAGTTTGTTGACCGTCTAAGAATGAAGTTCTCAGTTCTATTCAAAGATTCCCTAGGCAAGCAGTTAGTACTAAAAGGTATTGTTGCTCAAGAAGAACTTCCAGAAATTATGTCAAAGGTTAAATTTGACTATGTTCAAGATGGTTACTTTACAGAGTTGAAGGAATCAGAGATTATAACAAATAGAGTTAACACTGTTAAGAACATGGAAGACATGATTGGTGTTTACTACTCACGCAACTTTGTTCGTAAGAAGGTTCTACGTCTATCTGATGATGACATTGAACAAATGGAAGAAGAGAATCAAGAGGATCCAATTCTTCAGCAGCAGGCTGAGCAGCAAGATGCTCAAGCAGAAATGCAACAACAGCAAATGAATATGCAGCAGCAACAAGCTGCTGCTAATCAGCAACAGGAAGCACAGAAGCAAGCAGATAAGCAGCGTGAAGCTGATATGAAGCAGGTTTAATTGAACAGATTGATAAATAATTAGAACATTGGAGTTATTATATGTCAGAACACGTAAGAGATATGATTGGTGCAGTTATCAACCAGGATGCCGCAGCATTCTTAGATAAGTTTGAAACTGCAATCAATACAAAGGTAGCAGCTAAGTTGGATACAATGTATCCAGAAGTTGCTCACGCAGTAATGAATCCACAGGCTGAAGTACCAACTGAAGCCCCAGTAGAACAGTAAGAGGAATACCATGGCCACAATTCGCGAATCATTAAAGAAGCTAGTAGAGGTTGCTAAGCCTGTTCCTGGTGATGAGCAGGAATTTGTGGCTAAGCATGGTATGAAGATTATGGATTTCCAGGGTAAGGATTCAATCTCTGCTGAATCACCATACGATCACATTCTAAAGAATGTGGCAGCAATCAAGAAGCCAGGCGATCCTGGTAAGGAAGACCATGGCCACGATGCCCCAGGCGAGTCAGAAGCTGCATATCATATTCCAGAATCAAGAGAAGAGAAGATTGCAAAGCTTTCCATGATGATGGAGGCAACAATTGACCCAAAAGAACAACAGCTAGCAGATAATCTTAAGAGTTTGCTAGCTGAAACTTTTAGCCTATATCTTAAGTCCCATCACTATCATTGGAATGTGATGGGTCCAGACTTTGCTCAGTATCATGACTTCCTAGGTGAACTATACAAGGAAGTTCATGGTGCAGTAGATATGATTGCTGAGAGCATTAGAGTTCTTGGTGAACTTGCTCCAGGCAATCTTGGTTCACAAGATGTAAGCACATATACAAATCCATTAATGATGGTCAATGACCTAATGATGGATAATGAGAAGGTAATTGCTTCTCTAAACGCTTCATACAAGTTAGCTGAGTCAATGAATAGACTTGGTATTTCAAACTTCCTACAAGATAGACTAACAGCACATGAAAAGCACCACTGGATGCTTCAAGCCATTTCTGGCATCAAGGGTGAAGAGCCTATGCAAGAAGCCAAGAAGCAAGTTGTTGGTGTCGAGATGCATTACGCTCATGCTACAAAGAAGCCATTCAAAGTTACTCACTTCTCTGTTCAAGACGCAGAGCGTGGTAGAAAAGAATATGAGAAGATGGGCTATAAGCTAAAGGGTAAGAAAGCTCAAATGGGTGAAGCAGTAACTGATTATAACCCACCAAGCCAGGGTGGAACAAGAAAAGAGTTGCTAGCTAAGCTTAAGCAAACAAAAGATCCTAAGCATGCAGAAGCTGCTAGAAAGGCTGGCGCAACACAGGATGAATTAAAGTCTGCAATGAAAGAAGAAATGAAGCCACTTCTTCCAAAGCAAAAGCAAATTGCTAGAGATCTTCTAAAAAAAGAAATGGAAGATCGTAAGAAGCAGCGCAATGATAACAGACAAGCTGGTACACCAAAGATTACAGAGTCTGAAGAAGACAGAAGAGAGAAAAATGACAAGGAGCGTGAGATGAGAGTTGCTACTCCAAGACCTCACACTTCAAATGACCTTGAAGGTATGAGATATAGACTTCAAGCCGTTAAGAAGCAGATCATTGACAAAACATGATAAAGTTTTTAGATTTTCTTAATGAAGAGAGTGAACTACAAGGAGGCTTGCATAGCAGGAATCCAATGAAAGCAAGAAAGGCTGCTGGTGAGCTGAGAGCAGAGATGCGTAATAAGATCCCAGCCAGTCATGCAGAAAGATTAATTGGCAAGTATAGTAACCATCCTAAACTTGCATCGGAGTTAAGAAACGCAAAAGAAAAATATCCAGAAGCTGACGTGAGACCTATCCTAAAGACTCACATTAAGCAAATGGGTATTAAACATATGGGTGTATAAGAATGACAGACACAGTAAAATTTTTAACATCTGAGATTGCTCTCACGACTGCAAACAATGTTAGCTCGGCTAATGTTGTTAGACTTATTAATACAGATAACACAACAGCATCTACTATTACCCAGAAAACATCTGGTGGTGCTACTATTGCAACCTTCACTCTTGGTACAAGAGATTCAAATTATGGATGTATATTTGTAATGAAGCAACCATCTCATACACTAGAAGCATCAGGCGGTACAGTAAAGGCTGTATCTGTCGCCTACTACTAAAGGTAAACGACAATGAAACTAATTTGCGAAGTATTAGACGAAGTAAAGCTAATAACAGAAGAAAAGGAAGATGGCAAGAAGGACTTCTTTATTGAAGGTATCTTCATGCAGGCTGATCTAAAGAACAGAAATGGCCGTATCTACCCTATGCCTGTTATGGAAAAGGAAGTTAACCGCTACGTTAAAGAATACGTAGATACAAAGAGAGCATTTGGTGAGCTTGGCCATCCAGAAGGTCCACAAATTAACTTAGATCGTGTTTCACACATGATCACAGAGTTGAAGAGGGATGGTTCAAACATCATTGGTCGTGCTAAGATCCTAGAAACACCAATGGGTAACATTGCCAGAAACATCATGCAAGGTGGTGGTGCTGTAGGTGTTTCATCACGTGGTCTAGGTTCACTTAAAGAAAAGAATGGCATTATGGAAGTTCAAGATGACTTCACTCTTGCCACAGCTGCTGATATTGTAGCTGATCCATCAGCACCAGGTGCATTTGTTAGTGGTATTATGGAAGGTGTAGAATGGGTATGGGATAATGGTTTGCTGAAGGCTCAGCAAATTGAACTGTATAAAGAAGAGATTGAGAAGGCAGCAGCCAAGCCAAATAAGCGTGCTTTGGAAGAAGCAATGCTAAGAACCTGGTCTGACTTCTTGTCAAAACTTTAATATTATAAATAATAATAACCAATTTACGTAAATTATTTGGGAGAAATTACAATGTCAGAAGTACTTCAAGAAGAAGATTTTAAGGTACCAGGTGTTAATGCATCTGTTGCCGGTCCTGTAGCACCAGAGGGTGGTGAGGATTCATCAAAGGCTTCAAAGAAGGGTAAGCCAGAAATGCCAATGGAAAAGCTAAAGGCCGTTCAAGAGGACCTAGCTGCTCTATTTGATGGTTCTGAGCTATCAGAAGAATTTAGAGAAAAAGCAACTGTCGTTTTTGAAGCTGCTATCAACGAGAAGGTTTCCGGCGTTGTAGCATCTCTAGAAGAACAATACGAAGCTAAGCTAACTGAAGAAGTTGCTGCTATCGAAGAAGCTCTAGTAGAGAAGATTGACAGCTACCTAGACTACGTAGTAGAGCAATGGGTAGAAGAGAACAAGCTAGCAATTGAAAGCGGTATTAAGGCCGAAGTAGTTGAGAGCTTTATGGAAGGCCTAAAGGGTCTTTTCGCAGAACATTATGTTGATGCTCCACAAGAAAAGCTAGATGTACTAGCTCAGACAGCTGCTGAAGTTGAAGAACTAAAGGCTAAGCTATCTGCATCAATCAATGAAAATATTGAACTATCTAAGAAGCTTCAAAATGTAGAAGCAGAAAAGGCATTCATCGAAGTATCAGAAGGCCTAGCTGCAACACAAGTTGAGAAACTTCGCACATTAGCAGAAGGCCTAGAGTATGCTGACGTTTCTTCATATAAGAAGAAGCTAGGCATGATCAAGGAATCATACTTTGCTGCTAAGAAGGTAGAGTCAAATGCTCAGCAACAGCTAAATGAGGAAGTCGCTCCTGCTCCAGTAGAAAAGGCAGTGGACCCAGTCATGAACAAGTACGCTGCAGCGATTTCTCGTTCGGTCCAAAAATAACCATTTTATAAATAATTAGACAACCTCAAAGGAGAGATAAAGATGTTTTCTAACGAACAACTTCTAAAGAAGTGGCAACCAGTTCTTGAGCACGCAGACCTTCCAGCTATTAAGGATTCTGTGCGTAAGTCAGTAACTGCTCAGCTACTAGAAAATACAGAGCGTTCAATGAAGGAAACTGGTGGTGTTCCATCACAACTTCTAGAAGCTTATTCAGTAACAAACTCAACAGGCACAGCTGGCTTTGGTGACGGCGTTGCTAATTACGACCCAGTTCTAATTAGCCTAGTTCGTCGTTCAATGTCAAACCTAGTTGCTTATGACGTTTGCGGCGTTCAGCCAATGACAGGTCCAACAGGCTTGATCTTCGCAATGAGAAGCAAGTATGTTGACCAATCAAACTCAGCAGCTGAAGCATTCTATAACGAAGCAAATACAGCCTTCTCATCAGTAGCACTAGGTAACTCAACAGTTAACCTACCAGGCTACCGTCACGTTGGTACAGTACCAGGCACAGCAAACAATGCTGAGTCAAATACTTACAACTGGGTAGGTGGTATGGAAACAGCAACAGCTGAATCCAACAATACATTTGCCAACATGGCCTTCTCAATTGAAAAAGTTTCAGTTGAAGCAAAGAGCCGTGCATTGAAGGCAGAGTACACAATGGAATTGGCACAAGACTTGAAGGCAATTCATGGTCTAGATGCTGAAGCTGAGCTATCAAACATTCTACAATCAGAAATCCTTGTAGAAATCAACCGTGAAGTTATCCGCACAATTAACGTAACAGCTAAGCGCGGTGCTAACAACACAACATCAGCCGGTACATTCGACCTAGACGTCGACGCAAACTGCCGTTGGTCAGTTGAGAAGTTCAAGGGTCTAATGTTCCAAGTAGAGCGTGAAGCTAACCAAATCGCTAAGGACACCCGTCGCGGTAAGGGTAACATCATCCTTTGCTCTTCAGATGTTGCATCTGCATTGCAAATGGCTGGTGTTCTAGACTACGCTCCTGCTCTAAACAGCAACGCTCTAAACGTTGACGACACAGGCAACACATTTGCTGGTGTTCTAAACGGTCGTATCAAGGTCTACATCGACCCATACGTAACAGACAACTATCTAACAGTTGGCTATAAGGGCGCAAGCGCATTCGATGCTGGTATCTTCTACTGCCCATACGTTCCACTACAGATGGTTCGTGCAGTTGGCGAAGATAACTTCCAGCCAAAGATTGGCTTCAAGACACGCTACGGCATGGTCGCAAATCCATTCGCAGAAGGTGCTGCATATGGTGCTGGCGCTATGACAAAGGACGCAAACGTATACTACAGACGCGTCGTCGT